ACGAACGCAAAGCCTGCGCTGACTTGGTATTTCAAATGGCACAATTACCTAAATATGAAAATAATTGGTTGCCGTTGCATCATGCACAATCAGCAATCAGAGCAAGGGGAGTGAAATGAACCAAGTTGCTCGCAACACCGATCCGTCCACCAGTTGGGCGGCAGCTGACTCTGCAAAGGCTCTAGCGGCTCAACACGCCACAATCATTATCCAAGCCTTGTGCAAGTACGGGCCACAAGGCAAAGACGGTATATCCTTGATTACGGGACTCGATGGCAATCAAGTTGCTAGGCGGCTTAGTGAATTAGAACGCAATCATGAAATCCTGTTAACTGGTCGCAACGTGCAAAGCAAAAGCGGTCGGGCCGAGAGAGAATGGAAAGTTATGCCGCGGCAAATGGATTTGATATGAGTGAATACAGCCCACATCCCTGCATAGAATACATTTACGACAACGCACCTCATTACGCTAAGGCCAAGGGAGAACTGGCGCATCTTGAGGCGTACAAATCAAGCCTAAAGGCTATTCTAATGAAGAAATCAGGAGAATCTGCTGTGACCGCCCAAGAAAGAGAGGCGTATGCTCATTCTGATTATCAAAACCTGTGTGTTGCAATCGGCGCAGCAACTGAAAAAGCCGAGTTGTTAAAGTGGCGCCTAACTAGCGCACAATTACGATTCGATGCCTGGCGTACCGAGCAGGCCAGTAACCGACAAATTGATAAATTAACCAAATGATCGATTATTCTGAAAGCCTAATTAAAATTACAGCATTGGTCAGACAATATCGAAAACTTGTTCTAAAAGGACAATTTGACGCAGCTGCTGATGCGGCTGTGGATATGCAAATTGCAATGGTTGATCTGCAAGAATGGACTGAGGCTCAATGTATAGAAACCCCAAACTTTTAATAGCTTGCCGCCAGCTGCCGTGCCAACTTTGCGAAACTGAAGATGGTACGGTTGTTGCAGCGCACAGTAACCAATTAGCAGACGGCAAAGGAAAAGGCATTAAAGCGTCTGATTACAGGGTTGCAGCTTTATGTTTTAGCTGCCACATGGACTTGGACCAGGGCAATAAACTGAGCAAAGAACAACGCAGGGAGTTTTGGGAAGTTGCCCACAGGCGCACAATTGGCGAGTTATTTGAGCGTAATTTAATTAAATGTTAGCTACCCTACAGCTGCCGTTACCACCGTCCATGAACACCTATTGGCGCAACTTTAGGGGCAGAACAATCCTATCGAAAGCCGCAAGGGATTACAAACAAATCGTCAAAGAATACGTTTTACTAAACAAAATCCCCTATTTTGGCAACGTCAGACTGCAAGCCATGATTACAATATTTCCAAAAGATAGGCGCAGCATTGACCTTGATAACCGATTAAAAGGATTATTTGATTCTCTACAAAATGCAGGCGTGTTTGACAATGACAGCCAGTTCGACACCATAAAAATAGCTAGGGGGGTGATTAAATCAGGCGGCGGTTGTACAATAATCGTAGCTACCCTATGAGGCCATCATGGATTATCCCGCCGTATTCGTGTCTACATTGTTCCATAGCGGGACAAATGCTCACTTTATGCACCTCCAAACAGACAGTTATGCAAAGCACATTGCGCTGGCTGAATACTACGACGGGATCATTGAGTTAACAGACAAGTGGGCCGAGGCTTACCAAGGTTGTTATGACATCATCAAGAGCTATCCTAAAGACTTTCACTTAGCTACCGATCCGATCAAGTACATCAAAGGCATCAAAGCGTTTGTTAAAGACATTCGCACCGAGTTGCCAGACGAGTCTGAACTTCAGAACATTGTGGACGAGATTGCCGATCTAATTGATTCAACCCTTTATAAGCTAAAGGCGTTCAAATGACAGCGGCTTGGCAACGCAAAGAAGGACAGAACGCTGCTGGCGGTCTTAATGCCAAGGGTCGAGCGAGTGCAAAAGCAGAGGGCATGAACCTCAAGCCACCAGTTAAGTCAGGCGATAACCCACGCCGAGCCAGTTTCTTAGCCAGGATGGGCGGCACAGCAGGCCCGATGGAAAAAGACGGAAAACCGACCAGACTAGCTTTAGCCTTAAAAGCATGGGGCGCATCGAGCAAGGCAGATGCTATTGCTAAAGCGCACAATATTAGCGAGCGCAATCATGCCAAGTAAAAGCAAAGCGCAAGAACGCACGATGGCTGCTGCGGCGCACAATCCTGAATTTGCAAAGAAGATGGGCATACCAATGGGCGTGGCTCAAGAATTCAATCAAGCAGACAAAGCAAAGAAAACAGCGGCATTGTTAAGCAAAATGAAGAAATAAGCTAAACTTAATATATCTAAATCTAAGACAATTGAGAAAGATATGCAGCAAGCTAAAGTAGCTAAAACTAGATCAAGGATTGGTGGTCGAGCCGTAGGTACTCCTAACAAGTCCACAGCGAAGGCTAGAGAGGCGATTGCAGCGTTCGTTGATGGTAATGCCCACCAGTTGCAATCGTGGCTTGAGCAGATCGCTATTGATGAACGGTATGGCCCGAAAGTAGCGTTTGATTGTTTTATGTCCGTTGCTGAATACCATGTTCCTAAGTTAGCACGACAGGAACACGTTGGGGCTGACAATGGCCCGATTGAAATGGTGGTGAAGTGGCAAGACGGGAAGTAACGCTACCCTACTCACCACGGGGCGCTTTCAAACCATTCCATAACCGTACTGAGCGTTGGGCTTGCCTAGTTGCCCACCGTCGAGCTGGTAAAACAGTCGCAGCCATTAACGACATTGTTCGGGCTGCACTTATGTGCAAAAGCACAAATCCATTATTTGCTTACATTGCACCGTTTAGATCACAAGCTAAATCTGTGGCTTGGGATTACCTTAAACACTTTTCAAGGCCAGTTCTCGCATCATCCAACGAAGCCGAGCTGACGGTTGAGCTTGTAACTGGCGGCAAGATACGCTTGTTCGGGGCTGATAACGCTGACGCAATGCGAGGTTTGGGTTTCGATGGCGTGTTTATGGATGAATATGGGGACTTTAGACCAAGCGTCTGGGGCAACGTAATTAGACCTACCTTGAGCGATAAGCAGGGCTGGGCCGTATTCGCCGGTACGCCGAAAGGGAAAAACCAGTTTTGGCAGATATTTGAAACAGCTAAGAAAACGCCTGACGAGTGGTTTCACCTGGTGCTTAAAGCGTCCGAGTCTGGACTGTTGCCCGACACCGAGTTACGAGCAGCTGCCGCACAGATCAGCGATGACCAGTTCTTGCAAGAGTACGAATGCTCATTTGAGGCTGCAATCCTCGGTGCGTACTACGGCGAGGACTTACGCAAGATTACAGACGCAGGGCAAGTTAGGCGTGTTGACTACGATTCGAACATACCTTGTCACACGGCTTGGGACTTGGGTTATCGGGATGACACGGCAATTTGGTGGTATCAAGTTGTTCGTGCAGAAATCCATATCATTGATTATTTTGCAATTTCCGGTGCAAATGTTGAAGAAATAGCTAAAATAGTGCTACAAAAGCCATATATTTACGGAAAACATTACTTACCGCACGATGCAAGGGCAAAGACGTTGGCAGCAGCGGGCAAGTCAGTCATTGAGCAATTAGCGGAATTTCTTGGCATTAACAACCTAGCTATCGTGCCTGATCTTAGCGTTCAAGACGGAATTCAGGCGGTCAGACAGATGTTGCCAAACTGTTGGTTTGATGCTGAACGGACGCACGATGGGCTAGAGGCACTAAGGCAATATCAGCGGGAATACGACGAGGATAAGAAAGCGTTTAGGCAAACACCGCGGCATGATTGGACGAGCCACCCAGCTGACGCAATGAGAATGTTGGCAATTGCTTGGCGCTTAGAGCCGAAAGTTAAAGCACCGGATACGATCAAGCCGTTAATGGTCGGGCCAGAGAACACAGTAACGCTTGAAGATATGTGGGCAACCCACAAAACAACTAGGAGTAGTCGATTATGAGTGGCGTATCAAATCCTTATCGTTATTTTTATGAACACGTTGCAGCGAGTGCATCAGCGCAAACATTAGGCGTTACAGGCGCAGTTGGTGATTACCTACACAGAATCATCATTACTG